GGCCTGCCTGTGCAGCACTTGCTCTCGTTAAATTTGAGTTTAACGAGTGGAAGGTACTGTCTAATCGTATCATGGTCTTCGATACGACAGATGATATCATCACCGTACACGAAAACGGACTTCCTGGCTTCGAGCCAGGAGTATCCCTTCGCGTGTACGAGGGCCGAGACTGCTAGTACGTAGAATACGACGCTCTCCACTGGGAAGCATAAAGCTGAACCCATTGGCGCGAACTTCTCTAAACATACTACCTCCCCGTCAGGTGTGCGGGTAAACCCGCTACGAGTGGCATACAAGGCATCGAAGAGGGCAGTGCCCCCGAAGAGTTCTTGTACAAGCCACAAGGAGACGCGATCACTCGCGTCTTTCATATCAAGGGTCGCCCACTTCGCAGTGACCGATCCCTCCAAGGCAAGCTCACGATTCACCGTTTGATGGGTGAAGTTTACTTGGCCCTTAAGCCAATCGTGAGACTCAATAAAAGCCATAAGGCTTCGACCAAGTCCCTGCTGGATCCACTGGTATTCCAGTGGCTCACAGGATATGAGACGAGGGCCTCTTGAATCCTTCGGTACCAGAACCACTTTTGCGGTTCCGGTATCGATTTCTTCGAGGCCAACATAACGGTCCAACTCATCACAGAGATGTGACAAGTTATAAAAGAAGTACTCCTCATACGGGTATACCGCGACAATGTTGCGGTACCACCGTTTGAAGTATTTCTTTTCCCAGGGTTCTTCGCCAGTGGCGACACTCCCTGGGCCGTGACGAGGACTGATGTCCCGCCAGTCAAAGTTACAGAAAACACGTGAAATAAATCCACGCGCCATTTGTAACCATGACTTATGTTCTGAACTAAGAGATGGGATTTCTCCCACCTCCCGGTCAGTTTCTTTAAAATTCCGGATGACTTCATCAGTCAATTTGGAATCATAAGGGAGCTCCAGCCTATAAAAGGCGTAAAGGAGCTGTCTCAGCAACCCAACACCGAGTGGAGACGCATCACTGCGTTCCAAACCGGAATCATCAAATACAAGGCTCCATAAGCTACCCAAAAACTTCGGGATGCTGGTACCCGGTCTCTTTTCGAGACCAGGTATTAGGAGCGGTGTATCTGTGGACAGGGCCCTGTCAAG